AGTATCGCGATTATTGTTATTTTGTTGTTTGGAGAAACACCAGCAAAAGCACAAGTTTTCCCACCATATGTCGAAGGACCGAACGTTCAAGAGTTTCCAGCAAAAGTGCGATGTATGCCACCACAGGACTTTAAGGTACTACTAAACACCAAGGGTCTGCATATCATAGCATTGGAAGCACAGCAAGACGAGTCAACAAAAACAATCTTCACAAACGAAATTGGATCTGTCTTGGTTGCTAATTTGAGCAAGGATGGTCGAGCATGTATTATAGACATTATGAACATGGCAGACTTCTCAAATGAATTCCACTTCTCGGCACCAAAACCTCAACAAGCACCAAAAGGAAATGAACATGATCAATAAGGAACTATTAAGCAGACTCAAGAAGGCCAGTACAATTGATGATACTGACATTCTAACAAATTCTGAAGTGTATAACAAGAAAGATATGGTTGACACTGGAATTCCTGCTTTAAACATTGCCCTTTCAGGTGAGATTGACGGAGGATTAACACCAGGTTCAACAGTATTGGCAGGACCATCAAAGCATTTCAAATCTGCTTTTGCTATGATCATGGCAGGTGCTTATCTGAAGAAATATGAAGACGCAATCGTCATGTTTTATGATTCTGAGTTTGGTATCCCCGAAAAATACCTACAGGCATTTGGAATCGATAAGGACAGAGTATTGCATATGCCAATTTCCACAATTGAAGAGCTGAAGAATGATCTTGTTTTCCAGTTGGAAAAAGTTATCAAAAGAGGTGACAAGATTTGTATTGTAATTGACTCTATTGGAAATCTTGCATCGAATAAAGAAGTTGAGGATGCAATCAACCAAAAGTCGGTTGCAGACATGACAAGAGCAAAGGCAATCAAGTCATTGTTTCGTGCAATTACACCAAAATTAACTCTTAGAGACATTCCTCTCATTGCTATCAACCACACCTATACTGAAATGAGCCGTTATCCCAGAGAGATTGTCTCTGGTGGTAGAGGCATCATGTATTCTGCAAACAATGTTTGGATCATTGGCAGACAGCAAGAAAAGGACAAGAACAAGAAACTTGCTGGATATAACTTCATTATTCGAGTTGAGAAATCACGATTCCTGAAAGAGAAGTCTGAGATTCCAATTACCGTTCTATATGATTCAGGTATCAATAAGTGGTCGGGTCTATTCGATCTTGCAATTGCAGGTGGGTATCTGCAAAAGGAAGGTAATGGATATTGTCTGGTTGATGTTGAGAGTGGTGAAGTTGTTGGAGAGAAAATGAAAACAGATGAAGTAGTCAATAACGACGAATTCTGGGAATCTGTTTTGGAAAATACAACCTTCAAAGAATTCATCAAAAACAAGTTCCAAATGAATTCCGGTGGTTCAGTTGATGTTGAGCTCCTTGAGGATGATGTTGAGGATGAAGAGGAGGATGAAGAATGATTCTAGGAATAGATTATAAAATCCGAGAAGATAAAGTAAAAGGCGAAGATGGAACGATTCCAATTGAGTTGACTTCTGGGCCATATGCTGATATAATCTATCGGTACATTACAGTATCAATTGTGGAAAAGGAAGAACAGGCAGTTGTCAAGTTCGATTATGAAATCATCTATTCTGACCTATTCACAGAAGAAGAATTGAGGAAAGATCAAAAGTTTGTTGCTCATATCGGATTAGTTTTGAACGCATTGATTTTGGATACATTAGATACACAGGAAGCTTTAGACAGTGCAGATTGAACACATTATCATTAAGTCGTTATTGGGAAATGAAAACTATACAAGAAAGGTCCTGCCATTCCTAAAAGAAGAATACTTCCAAAATGACTCAGATAAGGTTCTCTTTGATGTTGTCCAGAAATTCATAACAGCATATAATGTTTCACCAAGTGTTGATGAAATCTCAGTCGAATTGGGTAAGAAACCTGGATTGTACCAGGATACCCTAGACAATGCAATCAAGACACTTGAGAACATTAAGGCAAACACTGACAAGAATCATATTGATTGGTTGACCAAATCGACAGAGGAATTCTGTCAAGAGAAGGCAATCTATAATGCGATTATGAATTCAATCGAAATTCTAAACAACAAAAGTAAGTTGACCAAGGGTGCGATCCCTGGTCTTCTTTCGGATGCATTGTCAGTCTCATTTGATCCTAATGTTGGACACGATTATCTGGAGCAGTCAGATTCGCGATTTGATTACTACCATAGAGTGGAAGAGAAACTTCCTTTCGATCTTGAGTTTCTGAACAATATCACCAAAGGTGGTATTCCAAATAAGACACTCAACATTATCATGGGTGGTGTTCATTCTGGTAAGTCTTTGTTTCTTTGCCACTTTGCATCCGCATACCTAAATCAGGGTAAGAATGTCCTGTATATTTCATTGGAAATGTCAGAGGAAGAAATTGCAAAGAGAATTGACGCAAACCTTCTGAATATCTCATTTGATGACCTTATGGTTTTACCAAAGGCATTGTATGATGACAAGGTATCAAAGTTAAAGCAGAAAACAAACGGCAAGTTGATCATCAAGGAATATCCTTCAACGTCCGCCTCGGTACTTCATTTCAAGGCATTGTTGAATGAATTGTCATTGAAGAAAGACTTTGTTCCAGATGTTATCCTCATTGACTATTTGAACATTTGTGCATCATCCAGAATTAAGGCATCCTCAGCAAATGACACATATACCTATGTCAAGTCTATTGCGGAAGAAGTCAGAGGTCTTGCGCAGGAGTTTGGAATTCCCATCTGGTCAGCAACACAGTTGACCAGAACAGGTTATTCAAGTTCCGATCCAGATATGACAGACGTGGCAGAATCATTTGGTTTGCCAGCGACATGTGACTTATTGTTGGTTCTAATTGTCAGTGAACAGATGAAGCAGATGAACCAAATTATGATTAAGCAGTTAAAAAATAGATATGATGATATGAACAGAGTTCCCAGAGGTGTTGTCGGTGTTGATAAGACCAAGATGAAACTCTTTGACTTGTTACAAACCGCACAGAAAAATGTGGTTCATTCAGGAGCTTCCAAATCATCTAGTCAAAGTCCACAGGTGAACAAATTTAAAGCATTAAAGGTGTGATATGGAAGATAAATTTGACAAGTATATTCTACAACAGAAATTAATGGAAGTGATAGAAAATTCGACCTCTGTCCAAGAAATGGCAAACTGGTGTGCAAGATTTGCCACGAAGTATAAGGGAATTGTTTCAACACCACATAAACCACCCAAAGAAGAAGGTGATGGTAAATCATATACAATTAATCAAGATTTGCTAATGGGACAAATAACGATTGCACCAAACACAATCATGAATACGTTTTATGGTAAGAAAATATATGCACGCATAGATCATTCAACAAGTATGTTGCAAGACCAGGCGGCCAGAGATTATGCAATGAACTTTGCCAAAGTTGAATTGTTGGATAAATTCAAAAACGATATGTTATCAAAAGGTGTTTTTAAATTTGATTGTAAATCAGAAAAACAATTTTCCACCATGGACACAAAGTACAGAGTCTATATGACAATAGAGTTGGACACACTAATCAAAGAGGTTCTCAATGCATAAGTACACGGTTCATCCAATACAAAATGACAATGACATTTTCTTTTGTGTCTATGAGGAAGCAACAGAACAAGCAATTGACTTCTTTTTCTTCCAGGAAGATGCGGAAGCATGTAAAACTTTCCTGGAAAATGGTGGTGCTTTCCATGGGTTTACTCCTAGGTTTATGCTATTGTCAGTAAAGAGACAAATAGAGAAAAAGAGTGTGGATGAAGCATTCAAAGAGGTATTTTCGGAATAAATTCCTACTTGACTTTCGTTCCAGATGTGATATAATACTAAAATTAGGAAATCATACAATAGGAAGACATTATCATGGCAATGACAGTGGAAGAAATGGTTGAGTGGTATAAAAATAATAGTGATTGGAGCAATAAAGAGAAATATAAATCTAAGATTGCTTCCGATCTTGAACTATTGACTGCTTTAAATCCTTTCCTTGAAAAAGGTTATAGTCTGATTGCTGCGGCAGAACATGACGTGGTTTATTTTGGTGTTCTACTGGAAGCATTGGCAAAAGCAGACGATGAACTGATAAAAGACATATTATCGTATTCCGGTGTTTTCATCGAGGAAGGCACTGATAGTTTGGGGATGTTTGTCTAAAGGAAATACAGTGAATACTATACCGACGGTGCCGGCACCTCAATATTCCGGAAAAACTATACAGGAAACCTATCTTAATATTCTAGCAGAAATCGCAACAAAGCATCTATCGCCAACCAGTGGTAAAGCACGGGTTGCAGCATCTATTGTCTATAAGAATAACCTTGTTTCTTGCTGCATGAATGAGAAAAAGACCCATCCATTTCAGGCAAAGTATAAGAGCAATGACCATTCTATTTGGTTGCACGCTGAAACGAATGCAATCAAGACTGCATTGAAAGTCCTTACTTTGGATGAATTGTCGAAATCAACCCTATATATTACTAGGATCAAGTATGTTGATGCAAAGAGAACTGGTCTGGAGTTTGGTAACTCAAAACCATGTGAAGGATGCTTTCGTTGCATAAATACGTTTCAAATTAGGAAAGTAATTTATTCTATCGATAGTAATGATTATGGTGAATTGTAAAGGAGAACAAAATGTCTGAGCAATGGATAGTAGAAGAAGTTGACCACAAGACAGGTAATAAACTATACTCAAGAGAATTCAATTCTCGCGACGAAGCAATGGAAATCTATGAATCTCTCAAGGAGGAGAACCCAAAGAACTTTGTAAACTGTTTTAAGTCTTCAAAGAAGCTTCTCCTGGAGGGGTAATGCGAAATTTCCTAGTATATGTTGTGGCAATTCTGCTTGCGAATCACAGTGCAATTGCCCTCCAACCGCAAGATACTTGCACAAATGATGCAATGATCGTAATGGATGCATCTGGATCAATGTCTCAATTGTTCAAGGGTGGCAATTCAAAGATCGAAGCAGCAAGACTAGCAGCACATGAAGTAGTCCCAATTTCTTCACAACACCGAAGATTGGGACTACTTACTTTAGGTCCAGGAAGAAAAGAACAATGTTCAAATGTTGATATGGTCGTTCCTGTTCAACTAAATGCATCGAAATCTATTCTTTCGGTGATCGATAATATCAAGACTGATGGTGGAACACCACTATCAACTGCCCTTGAAAAGGCAGCAGAAGCATTAGACTATGAGCATAAGAAAGCAACAATTGTTGTGCTCACTGATGGTGATGATACTTGTGGAAGAGATACATGCAAGACAGCAAAGGACCTAAAGGCTAAGTCTTCCGATCTGACAATCCACGTTATTGGGTTGGAAGGTGGTTTTGATGAATTGAAAAATGCTTCATGCATTGCAGACGAAACTGGTGGGGTATTCGTTGACACAACCACATATCAAGGACTCAAGGATGCATTGAATATAATGTTAGTGTGTCCCAGCATTTCATAGGGGAAAGAATGAGAGCAACTATTTTTGCACTGATATTATCTATCACTACACCAGCATATGGTAATCCATATGACTGGCCAGTCAAAAGAGTAATCGATGGTGACACAGTAGAAGTCTTAGTTGACTTTCTACCTCAACCATTGAAACCTGTTCTCAGCGTCAGAATCCTAGGTGTGGATACTCCCGAAAAAGGACCACGAGCAAAATGTCATTTGGAAGAAAGTCTCTCATTGAGAGCAAAGTTGTTCACTACACAGGAAATCTCCCATGCAAAGAAGGTCCAAATACTAGTTAAGAGTTGGGACAAGTACGGTGGTAGAATTCTTGGTGATGTTATTATCGATGGGAAACCACTCAGTAAAGAATTGATCAAGAACGGATATGCAAAACCTTACTATGGTAAAGGTAAGAAGTTTAATTGGTGTGGATGGGCATGGAGATTTTGGAAATGACACCAATACCAACAGCGCTTAATACAGATGCCCAATGGGCACAGTTTATACAATGTCTCCAAGAAAGAGGCCTTATTGTCCACGCAAGAGAGAAAGAGATATTTTTTAGTAGGAAGAAGTGATATGGAATGCAATTTTTATGTTGGTCAGAAAGTTGTATGCATTAATGATGATGTATCAAGATATAACCTTCCTGGATATACTTATATTGGAAGCTTAGATGGATTGACAAAGGGTGAAATCTATACGATAGATAAAATCTATCCTCATCCTATATTTAATTACATTATAGTTGATGTGAGAGAAATTGATAGAATGGCAAAAAATCCTGATACGGTAAATGCTTATGGTTATAGATATGAGAGATTCAAACCTCTGGAAGAGAAAAAGAGGACAACCGATATTTCAATCTTCATTAAAATGTGTGAAACAGAGACTAGAAAACTTAAGGAGACTATATAATGATTTTTCGTGCACCAGCTCCAATTATGGGATGTGATTGGAACAAAGCAGTATTTCTTGCAGGTTCCATTGAAATGGGTGAAGCAGAGCATTGGCAGATTACAGCAGCACACCAATTGAATGATGCTGGTTTGGATGTTCTCGATCCTCGCAGACTAGATTGGGATGATTCTTGGGTCCAATCTATCAACAATAAACAATTCCGTGAGCAGGTTGAGTGGGAACTATTGGGATTGGAAATGGCACAGTTTCGCATCTTCAATTTCCTTCCTGGAACCAAGAGTCCTGTAACAATGTTTGAGTTTGGATTGGCAACAGGAAGTTTTACAGATTCAGTGGTTGTCTGCCCAGAGGGGTTCTGGAGAAAAGGAAATATCGATATTGTCTGTGCTAAGTATGGAATTCCTCAAGTGAAAACACTGGATGAAGCAGTAAAACTTGCAATTGAAGAAGTAAATCATGCTCAAGAACTGTTAAAACTATACGATAGTCTTGAGAAAACTATGTAGGAATAAAACTATGAAAACGTATTTAGGTAATTTTGACAGTTGGAAAGATGTTGTTAACCAATTCACTGGTTCGACATATGATGATGTTAGATCAAAGTCTGAGTTAAAAAACCATCCCAAACCCGAAAAAGTCTATATTGCAAAATATGACATAGATGGTTATGAAGGATCCGCGGTTGTTATATGGCGAGACCAGGGAAAATATTACTACCTATTAGGAAGTCATTGCTCATGCTATGGTTTAGAAGAAGCAGGTTTTGACCCCGAAATCTATGATTCCAAAGAACTATTACTAGAATTTCTAAGTAGAATCAAGTATATATATGGTTTATCTGATGAAGAATTCAAGTACGTCGTGAATAAAATAAGTAAAGATAAAGCAACAAATAGCTTGACTTGAAGTAAAAAATACTATATACTACTAGACAATGGGAAGGAATAGATCCTTTCCTACTTTTGCTAAAGGAGTTTTAGCACATGAAAAAACCTTACGATTATGCCGTAATCATCGGCCGCTTCCAGCCCTTCCATATTGGGCATTATCACATCGCAGAAGAAGCGTTAAAAATCTCCGAAAATATAATCTTTGTCATTGGATCACATGATCGCCCTCGCGATACTCGTAATCCTTTCACAACCGCAGAAAGAATGGAAATCATCAAATCAACTGGTTTGGATGGTCCAAATATTCACTTTGCACCTCAGGTTGATCATACATATAATGATGAACGTTGGATTGCTTCCATTCAGGCATCGGTAAATACAATCGTTTTCAGTAAATTCAGACCTGGTCCAACTAACATCTGCATTATTGGATATGACAAGGATCATTCATCTTACTATCTAAGAAAGTTTCCTCAGTGGGATTTGATCAATGTGGATATCAAGCATCCCATTGATGCAACAACCATCAGGAATGAATTGTTCTCTACCAATTGGTCTGAGTATGACGACAAGGAATTCGTTGACAAAGATCACTTTGAGACTGTTCTAGGTTTCTCTCGTGACATTTGGAATCAGATTTTCAATGAAAAGGAACACCTGGAAATCTATAAGGCATCCTGGAATCGTGCACCTTATCCTCCTACGTTTATGACAGTTGACGCTGTTGTTACTCAGGCAGGACATATTCTACTGGTAGAACGTGGTGCATTGCCTGGTAAAGGTCTTTGGGCATTGCCTGGTGGTTTCGTTGGCCAAGATGAAACATTGCAGGCAGCAGTCATTCGTGAACTATATGAGGAAACTAAACTGAAGGTTCCTAAACCAGTATTGGTTGGTTCAATCGCAGATGTGCATACCTATGACGATCCTCACAGAAGCGCAAGAGGTAGAACAATCTCCCAGGCATATCATTTTAAATTAACTGACACTGAATCTGGTCTTCCAAAGATCAAGGGAAGTGATGACGCTGCTAAGGCATTCTGGGTACCTTTCAGTAAATTTGCACAATCCAGAAACAAGATGTTTGAGGATCATTTTAATATAGTGGAACACATGGTAGGTATCTAATGATTAGTGGAAAATATTATTTCTTTTGGGGTGGTGAATGTTCCCAGTGGTATAAGGCACCTATTAAAATTGATGGTCATACATACAATTGCAATGAGCAATATATGATGGCAGAGAAGGCAAGATTATTCAATGACCAAGATGCATTGGATGCAATTCTGAAGATCAGTAATCCTCGCGAACAAAAGGCCTGGGGTCGTAAGGTCAAGGGGTTTGATCAAGTAGAATGGGAAAAAGTTGCTCGTTTAGTTGTTTATCGTGCAAACTGGGCAAAGTTTAGTCAACATAAAGAGTTATTCAATTTCCTTTTGGGAACAAAGAAACTAAAGATTGTCGAAGCTAGTCCAGAAGATACTGTATGGGGTATTGGTCTACATGAAAATGATCCCGACATTTTGGATGAATCAAAATGGAAAGGGACTAACTGGCTGGGTGAAGCAATCATGCAGGTCCGTGATGATCTAATTTCTCAAGTAACAATCGCGGGTGTAACACCAGAAGAAATCAAACGTGAACAAGACCATTATTTTGAAATGTATTTGAACAAGAGGCAATATGCAGTATATTAAAGGTGATATTCTAAAATCGGGTTGTAAACTTATTGTCCATGGATGCAATGCACAAGGTGTTATGGGCAGTGGTCTTGCAAAACAGATCAAGGAGAAGTATCCAAAGGCATATGAAGATTATGTTGAAATGTGTCGTGAAATGCCTGAAGAAAGTCTCCTTGGTTCGGTTAATTTCTCCGAACAGGATGATGGAACAGTTATTGCCAATGCCATCACTCAATTAAACTTTGGAAAAGATGGTAGGCGATATGTTAGTTATGATGCCATTGATGAATGTTTTGAGGATATTGCGCTCTATTGTGAAGTAAACGACATAATGGAAATTGCAATCCCTAGAATAGGTGCCGGTCTCGGTGGAGGTAACTGGGAGATTATCGAATCAATAATCAAACAAAACTTCCTGGGTACCTCAAAATATTCATTTGGTACAGCATCCAACGTCAATATAAAGGTCTATGAACTATGATCGTTAAAACACAAAAATTGTCATATGATGAATTCCATAAAGCAGTTGATGCTGGTTTTTCTCTTGGTGCTTGTGCTTGCCGTGGTCCTGAAATTGGTGACATATGGTGTTCTTGCCAAATGCAGATTCTAGATATGTTGACACCTGAAGGAAGACAAAAACTAGAAAATGAATGGATAATGGAAGAACTTCACGAAGAAGAAAAAGAATAAACTTGTAAAGGCACAACAAGATAGACTTGTTGTTTAACATACTCGAAAGGAGTTTTCGATGACAAACTTAATTCTAAACACAGACTCATACAAGACGTCCCACTTTCTTCAGTATCCACCTGAAACTGAAAAGATCAGCTCATATATTGAAGCACGAGGAGTCTCCAGGGATTTTGTTCCTGTAGAAAAGACAGTCTTCTTTGGTTTGCAGATGTTCCTTGAGGAATACATGTCAAAACCAATCACAAAGTCAAACATTGAGGAAGCAGAAGACATTTTCAAAATGCATGGAGTGCCCTTCAACCGTCAGGGTTGGGATTACATTCTAAATGCCCATGATGGTTACCTTCCTGTAATGATTCAAGCATTGCCTGAAGGATACAAGGTTCCATTGCATACAGCATTGGTTCAGGTTCAGAATACAGATGACCGAGTACCATGGTTAACTAGTTATGTTGAAACTGCTTTGCTTCGCGCTGTTTGGTATCCAACCACCGTTGCAACACTGTCCAGACATATCAAAGACATCATTGCAGAGGAATTGATCCTTACTCAGGGTAACACCGAAGGTATTGATTTTATGCTCCATGACTTTGGTGCTCGTGGTGTATCATCCAAGGAATCAGCAGGTATTGGTGGTGTTGCACATCTTGTGAACTTCCAGGGTACTGATACAGTGGAAGCATTGGTCTATGCACGTAAATACTACAAGGCATCCATGCCTGCATATTCGATTCCTGCAGCGGAACACTCAACTATTACTGCCTGGGGTCGTGATGGTGAAGTGAAAGCATATGAGAATATGGTAGATCAGTTTGGTGATAAACTATATGCAGTTGTATCCGACTCATATGATATTTACAATGCAGCAGATAATCTTTGGGGTACTGTATTGAAGGATAAGGTTATTGAGAAGGGCGGAAGACTTGTTATTCGTCCCGACTCAGGTAATCCTGTGGATGTTATCGGAAGACTTCTGCACATTCTAGCAGACAAATTTGGATACACTACAAACGAAAGAGGTTTCAGAGTATTGCATCCTTCTGTTAGACTTATCCAGGGTGATGGCGTAAACGCAAACTCCATTAAGGAAATTCTCAAGTCAATGAGACTCAATGGTTGGGCAACTTCAAACATTGTTTTCGGTATGGGTGGTGCACTATTGCAGCAGGTAAATCGTGATAGTCTTAAGTTTGCAATGAAGGCATCGGCAATTATGATCAATGGCAAGTGGCAGGATGTGTATAAAGACCCTGTTACCGATCCTGGTAAAATGTCCAAGCGTGGCCTATTGGAAGTTGTAGGTGACGATTTTAAGACAATTCGTGCTGAGGATCGTTATTTGACTTCTAAATACCTTAAGGATGAGCCTCGTCTAAACATTGTATATAGGGATGGAGTATTGACAAAAGAGGTTTCTCTTGATACTATTAGAGAACGCAGTAACATGTGAGGTATAATATGGCAGATTTTCCTAAGAAAGATCGTCGCAGAGCAAAAAGACGTTTCCTGAAACAGAGAATGAAGAAGAAAGCAAGATGGTTATCCAAGTATGTCTGGAGCAGAGGACGTTGGGATAATACTGACAAAGACGTTAAGTTGGCAGATAATCTTGCATTTTGTGACAGGTGGTGTTGTCAGAATCCTAGGAAAACATTGAAAGAGAAGACATTACAGGAAAAGAAAGCAGATTTGGATATGAAGGATCAGGTTTCTTTCCAGGATGTTATATTGGATAAAGAATACGTTGATAACATTTTAGGATATTACTATGGAAACAGTCAAAAGGAACACTTGACTTCTGGATAAATATGTGATATAGTGTATAAATAATCAGAGCATGTCCGGAAAGGATGTGCCCTGATTATCCTTGCTGGTATAGCTCAATGGTAGAGCAATTCTCTCGTAAGGAATAGGTTGAGGGTTCAAGTCCTTTTACCAGCACCAGATTTTATTGGGATATTATTATGGACAATACTGTGTTGACAGTGATTATATCAATTGTTTTGGGATGCTTTGCATTGTTATTTTATGCATATCAGTTAGACAAAGAAGAACAACAAAGATGCGCTGAAGCAGTTGGTCATATTATTTCAAAAGGAACAGTAGGTTTCGGTCCAACATTCTATGGTGGTCAAACTGGAGTAGCTACCACATATAGCTCTGTTACATTTTGTGTTAGTCAGGACGGAAAAATCATATTTTAAATGACATTACTAGAAAAAGCAATTCTCAAGATAAGAAAGAGCAAAAGAAAAATCAGGCTGCCAAGAAAGGTTAGGAAACAAGTGGCACAGAAAAAACCCACAGGTATCTTACATACATATCCAAGCGCTATTGGTTATGTGGCAATGATTGCTAGTGCATTTTCTTTGTTTTTGATTTATGACCTTTATCATGGTGCAGCTGATAGATCAGATAATTACCAGAAGATTTATGCATCAATCTCGGAGATTGATAAAGCTCAAAGTGAAGTAATGTTTACAAATACCAAGAGATTGAATGGTATGCAGGATACTGTCAAAGATTTGGAAGCAAGAGTTATCATTCTGGAAAACACAATAAAAGACATGCAGAAAGTTCCTCCTAAAGTGGAAACACCCAAGGCAGAAGAACCTGCAAGACCAAAAAAGAGTAATAGTGGCTGGATACATATTCCAGAGAGACGTGGAAATTATTTGAGATACTGAGGATTATTCCGGGATAGTTTAATGGCAGAACAAGGGACTCTGACTCCCTTAATCTAGGTTCGAGTCCTAGTCCCGGATCCATTGGAGGTTAAAAATGAAATTATATATTGCTGTCCTGGATGAATTTCCTGATTTTATGACACCGACATTAGTGGCACATGCAGTTTTGGGAGCTCATTTACAATTTTCGGGGAATGAAAACTATGAATATTGGTTAAACAAGTCATTCAGGAAATGTGTTGTTAGAGTTTCTGAAAAGGAATTCGAGAAGATCAAACAATTGCCAAACGTATATTTGGCGCATGAAAACAAAACTTTAGACGGTAAGAAAGCTTGTGCGGTCGTATGCCCATATGAAAACACCGATATTCCTAAAGTGTTGAAATTCGCTCAATTGTGGGCGACTAAGGACCATGGGTCGGATGGTAAGACGTTGCCTTGACATGGCAAAGATAGAAGGTTCAATTCCTTCATGGTTCACCATTATTACTTTAAATACTATAGTATAGTCAAGTAACAAAAAACTTGACTTTTACTTTATTTTGTAGTATTATACTAAAATGAATGATATTTTAGAAAAAATGCGGGTATAACTCAGAGGTAGAGTGTCAGCCTTCATGTAGTCTAAGGCATAAATACATATGAAGGAGATTCATATGTATTTTACAGTTTACAAGATTACAAACAACATAAACGGAAAGTTTTATATCGGAAAACACCAAACCACAGACCTAAATGATGGTTATATGGGGTCTGGTAAGCTGTTATTGCAAGCTATCAGCAAATATGGAAAAGAAAACTTTACAAAAGAAATTCTTTTCATATTTGAAACCGAAGAAGAAATGAATACAAAAGAGAAAGAACTTGTTGTTATTAACGAAAAAAGCTACAATTTATGTGACGGTGGCAATGGTGGGTTTAGTTATATAAACAGATCGGGAATGCCAAAGTTCAAGGGCAGGAAACACACCAATGAAGCTAAAAAGCGTATGGGTCATCCCGGAAATACAACCTTTTTGGGACGTAAACACTCCGAAGAGACAAAACGTAAGATAGGAGAAAATTCCAGAACCAAGTTACTTGGTAGGAAGTTAAATGAAGATACCAAACGAAAGATATCAGAAACCTTAAAAAAGAAACACGCGGATGTGGTGTAGACAGATGCGCCCTTGACTTCCAATCAAGAGAGGACCGGAGCGTTACCGGCCGTCCGCTCCAAAAATTTAGCTGTAGAGGACCGGTTCGATTCCGGCTACCCGCTCCAAATGTTAAATAAAGATGCTTAGAGGAAAAAGAAATGAGAACATTAGGTGACGTTGTAATTACTGCTTTAGTTGGTGCAGTTGTTATTGTTTCAGGAACTATTTGGTTGCGAAATAATGATGGTGACGAAGCGACGAAAGCAAGAATAAATGAAACAATGAGAATTTGTGCTGAGAAGCGTGGATCATATGCATTGGTTTTACCCAATGGTGAAATTGGTGAATTGGTCGCAGTCTGCCTAGCAAAAGATAAATTAGAATCTCCGGAATTTGTTTTGGAGAAATGGAATCACAATTTACTAACAGGAAAATAATATGAACAAGTTTCATTATGTATCTGACTTGCATCTTGAATTCGGAATGGTCCACCCCACTTTCATGGGTATGACAGGTGACAATCTAATTCTTGCTGGAGATATTACAGTCCTTAGAGCACTAAACCCATATATGACAGACTCGGGTAACCGAAAAATTAGGGATAGGACTCTCACATTCTTTAATATGGTTCAAGAGAATTTCAAAAAGGTGTTCTACCTAACAGGAAACCATGAGTCATATAATTTCAGGATCGATCTTGAAAAGGAATATATCGATAAGTACCTTCCTGGTGTTATTCATGTTGATGATTCTGTCCATGAAATTGATGAAGACACTGTCCTGATGGGTGGTACTCTATGGACTGATATGAATAGAAGTGATCCATTGACTATACTAAATGTTGGTCATGGAATGAACGATTTTCGTATCATCTATAAAGGTGAAGATGGTATTTGGACTCCAGAAGATGCCATTATATACCACAATAAGACAATGAAATTTATCACTGAAAACCTTGAGAAATACAAAGACAAGAATGTGATTGTTGCAACACACCATTCACCAACAGGTAAAGGTGTCAACCCAATTCATTCAGGCAACTCTATTGATCATGGTTATTATTCCAATCTTGAGCAGTACATTATTGACCATCCTCAGATCAAGTATTGGGTATTTGGTCATACTCACATTAGAACTGAACTGGAATTTGGTTCTACAAAAGTGGTGAGCAATGCCCGTGGATATGATGGTTATGAGGAATCTGCTAAAGCATTTGGAAAGGATCCAGAAAGGTTTTTTGAAGTATGAAAGACGTAGTTTCAGCACTTTTTGCTTTGGGCATTCTCATATCGGTGTTTATGTTAGGCCTAACAGCAATGTTGGGTACTCATACTCCCATGAAAGTATATGATCAGATCGGTCGTTGTCATTCAATGGGTGGCAGGGATCACGTAACAAAAGCAGATGGTACTTACAATATTGAGTGTTATAGACACACTTTCTTTATGAGAACGCCAAAACTTTTGTTCCAAATTACAGTTGACGGAGATAAAAGTGGTAAATAAATGGGTAATTTCAGATACTCACTTCGGACATTCTAATATCATCAAATTTACTAGTGCCACCGGTAGAGCATTTAGAGGTAGTTTTATTAGAAGAAAAGAAGATGGTGGTTTTGAGGAAGTAAACTTCAGAGACATTAAACACCACGATGAACACATTGTTGAAATGTGGAATTCTGTTATCAAACCAGGAGATAAGGTGTATCATCTTGGTGACTTTGGAGATATTAGTTATGCAAAAAGACTCCATGGAAAAATCAGGTTAATTTTGGGAAACCACGATGACCAAATGGATAAACAAGAAATGGTTGATTCATTTGACAAGATTTTGGTATCAAGAAGGTTTAAGAGTGATTTTGCGGCACCAACAATCTTTTCGCATTTTCCATTGCATCCTGGTAATAATGGTAATGCAGCTAGATTGTTTAATGTCCATGGTCATATACATGAAAAGGAAATTAATGATCCTTGGTATTTAAACGTTTGTGTTGAGAAAACTAACATGCAACCGCTTTCTTGGGAAGAGTTGGCACAATTTATCAAACAAAGAACTAAATAGATGAAATAATAGGCGTTAGCACCAGCTGTGCGGGAGGAACTTATAATCCCTTAGGCGGCAGATTACCGTTCACGGAAGGGGGCAGCACCCTTAACGCCTACCAATTCAAGAAAGTAAAAAATGGGTAAATTAGTCCTGGCATTTTTTACTTTCTTTGCTATCTTAGGAATAATAGATGGTTGTGCCAGGGTTAATAGTACGGAAATATAAGTGAAGGAAATTCACAAATGAGAAAATTTAACTTTGTAGAAATAGAAAAATTCCTTGCAGAAACAAGCGACACAAGTAAGATTTACATTGGTTGCGACTCAACTGCATACAAGAGACATGGCAAGTGGATGGCAGACTTTTATAGTGTGATCGTTGTCCACAAAGATTGCGCTCATGGCTGCAAAATTTTTGGTCAGATCGAAACTGAAGTGGACTTTACTCCAAACAAGAAGAAACCAAACTTACGTTTGATGAATGAAGTTTATAAGGTATCTGAATTGTACCTAACTCTTGCTCAGTTGACAGACAAGGAAATCGAAGTACATCTTGACTTGAATCCAGATAAGAAGCACGCTTCAAACCTGGTTATTGACCAGGCAATTGGTTACATCAAGGGTACTTGCAACGTCGTTCCATTTGTGAAGCCTGAAGCATTTGCAGCATCTTACGCAGCTGACAGGTTGCTAAGAGTAAAGAGCATCTATGCATAGGAGACATAATGGAATTTAAGTTAGAGGTTGAAGTCGATTCAGCAAAGGTGGAAACAATTGTTGTTTCTTACCTGAAGGAACTTCATAAGAGACTCCTTGATGAAGATATTAAATTCAAGAGGAAGAATTTCGGTGGTGACATATCTAAGGATGCTTTATTTTCCTATAAAGTAGGTAATGATCTAATGCAGAGTGTTCAAGATATTCTTGAAGGACTTATGGATCCGGAAGAGTTTAAACAGTTTGTAACAGATGCAATTCAAAAATCCTGGGCATGGGAAATCGAAAGGAACGGAAATGAAAATTGAAAACAAATATTTTGGGACGATCTTTGCAGTTGTTTTAATTGCATTGCTTGCTCTCTTAATTTCAACGATTGCATCCTATGCTCAAGGAATGCATTATCGAGGATGGGATGATCGTTGGGATGATCATGGGGGTTCTAGTGGTTTCTACTGGAACCCTCGAATTTTTGGATACTCAGCACGACCTTGGCAACCAAGAATTTATATTGAACCAAGGTATCATCGTGAGATTCCAGAAGGTCAGTTATACCTATATGCTCCTGGTAGCAGAAACTTCAAGAAGCATTTTGAAAGTTATGAACCTCAAAGAATGGAACCAGAGTTAGTTCCTTTTGAAAACGATGAAACAGAAGGTACTGTTATCATTATGACCAATAGGAAGAAACTCTATTACATTCTAGATCAGGATATGGCATTTGAATATCCTATTGCAGTAGGTAGAGAAGGGTTTGCTTGGCACGGTGAACAACCAATCACAAAGGTTGTTGACTGGCCAACATGGACACCACCAGCAGCAATGAGAGCAAGACAACCAGACCTTCCTGTATCAGTACCTGGTGGGCCCCGCAATCCTCTTGGTGCAGTTGCAATCTATTTGGGAAACACAGAATACCGTATTCACGGAACAAATGATCCCAGAAGTATCGGCAAGGCAGTAAGTTCCGGGTGTATTCGCATGTATAATGAACACGCATTGCATCTTGCATCTATGGTACATATTGGAGCAATCGTAAAGGTGAGATAACTAAATACTTCTATCGTTAAACGAGGAGGTGTTTAGAAATGTCTGACTATGACGAAATCATTGCTCTTAGAGCAGAAATGCAAGACTTGAGGTTTATTGTTGGCGGTGAATCTATCAAACTTGATAAGGACAAGAAACCAACTACTCAAACAAGAGAAGACGTTGCAGAGCTCAAGGGATACAAACAGAAATTTTCTGAGGAACTTGATTCACTCAAACAGCGCATCGAAGAATTAAGTAATGGTCTCTCGGAAGTAAAAGGTCAATTAGCAGCAGGTATTGTATCAAGTGAAACTGACGTGGCAGCAGCTACGGCAGAAGTGGATAATTTGACTTCAAAACTCAAGGAAACTACTGATAACTTGAGTGCAGTAATTGATGAAAAGGGTAAAGGCAAAAATAAATAACGGGGGCCAAAATGGCATCGACTAGTGTAACAGAAACACTCAATAAGTTTTATGGCTTTACGGGTGGTGGCGAAAAACTCATTGTTGATGCAGCAGGTGTACTAGTATTTCCAGAAATCATCAAGGCAGGTCTTTTCGGTTTTGGTGGACAATATGGTGCTGGTGCACTTGTAGTGAATAAGGAGATTGATAGTTATTACGAGTTAATCTCCGCTTCATTTGGTTTTCAATTGGGTATACAATCATATTCAACCATTATTGTATTCCTAACTGAGAATGCTTTGAAAGAGTTTAAATATTCTGAAGGTTGGAAGATAGGAGTTGATGCATCGGTTGCGGTTATCACATTAGGTGCAGGTGCAAAACTAGATACGGAAAACATCAAAGATTCCGTTATTGCATTCGTATTCGATAACAAAGGACTCATGTATTCACTTTCTCTTGAGGGAACAAAAATATCAAGACTTCCCGACCCCAAGAAATAACTAAAAGGGAACTATATGCTAAAGACGGTGGTTAAACTTGTTAGGAATCTACATGATGAAGTACAACAACTTAGAGAGGAAAACCTAACACTAAAACAGAAGTTACAGTATAGGCATACACAGATAAATGACTTGAGATATGCCAAACGTGAACTAGAAAAAAGACTGAAATTTTAGCTAAAAGGTGGAGATTTTCTCCACCTTTTTTTTAGGCCCAATACTCTGGTGTTATAAATACTTTCGCGAGGTTAGTTAACCTCACAGAGGCCGAAATGGACGAAAAGAGAACAAAGCAGGTTGTCACATTTTGGTTATCTTTCTTTGTGTGGCAAAGGAAACTATTCATGCGTTTCTTCACAGATTTATTTTCTATAATCGCAGCATTCTTTTCCAAGGTCGTAAACACCATGAAGAAAACACTTTACATCGTAGCAAAACCTAAGAATAAAAGAAGAGGTCATGGACATGACCAAGTAGCAGATCAGATTCCTTTCAACATAGAAGAACCACCACAACCTGAAACTCCACCTGTAATCATAAATACAAGTGAATTCCATCAGGAAGATGATTTTGAAGATGACTATGAATCTGATGCAGTTATCAGAATGGAAATATCTCATACTCCACCTTCCGGAGATGCTACACTAATGGCAAGTTTGCATGTAGCAACAATGGAAAAGTTAAACACACTAGTAGACCAAATTCAATACTTACAAGAGAGGACAATCGACATGGCACTTAACCTAGAAGCACTAACCGCTGAAGTCAGTCGTGTAAAGACAGTTCACGAATCAGCAGTTGCACTTATTCACAAGGTAACAGCTGAACTTGAATCTATCTCTGCCGAGCTAGCATCAAAAGTTAGCGAGCCACCAATTGATACATCTGCACTAGATGCACTTGTGTCAGACCTTAAGTCGTCAACCGATTCACTTGCAGCAGCAGTAGCCGAAACACCTGATACACACACAGTAGTTCTAAACGCAGATAACCCAACAGTACCAACCGTTGAAGTTACAATGCCAGCAGTTCTACCACCAGTTGTTGAAGCAACAGTTGAACCAAAGGTGGAAACAGTTGACCCAGCATCACCTGAACCACAGCTTTCTGTGACAGTTGAAGAAGCAGCACCAGCAGTTGTTGATGCAGTTGAAGCAACACCAGCAGAAGTTGTAGCAGACCCAGCAGTAAACATTCCTACTTCTGAAGGTGAAGTTGCAACCACAGTAATTCCTACCGATGAAGGTCAGACCGACGTAACAGTTGTGACAGATCCAGTAGCAGCAGAAGCTGCAGGTACAGACGCAGCAACAGTTCTCGACTCAGTTTCATCAGCTTTTGAATCAGCACCAGAAGTAACCGCTGAACCAGAAGCACCAGCAGAAGAAGCAGCACCAGTTGCAGAAACACCACCTTCTGAATAATAAATCAGAAGTTCTTAATACTAATGGGGGAGAAATCCCCCATTTTTTATGACTAGACTACTTAAAGATATAAATATAGATGATCCAATATGGGATCACATTAATAAATTAGGAGTAAAACATATGCTAGTTGGTTGGAGAACATATATCATTTCCTTTATGGTCGCTACATTCGGTATTCTTGAAATGACAGATTGGAATGCATTATTCGATAATCCACAGGCTGGTCTAGTTGCTCTAGGTTCTGCTATTGTTATGGCACTACTACGCACAATCACAACTACACCTCCAGGAACAGCTGGACCAGTTGCTAAGCCAACTGATACAACTACACCAAAGGTTTAATTGAATGTCTTGGTTATCTGTAATACTAGGTCTTCTGAGTGGAGTAGTTCAAGGACTCCTTAAAGTCTTTGATGCTATTAAAACTCAGGAGCTAATTAACCAAGGTAGAACACTTGAGCAAGCAGATCGTGCTAAAGATGAAATAGAAATTAACAGACAACAAACTGAAATTCTAGCACAAAACCAGTCTAAAGAAGAAACAATAAAGAAACTTGAAGACGGAACTTTTTAATGCTATCCTACAAGTCATTCAATAACCTAAGTGAAGCGTGCCAAAAGTCGATTTTGAAGCCAGTGAAGACACCGGAAGAAATTGCTAAAAAGCATGGTGTCTCACTGGAACAAATACACAAACAACTTGAAAAAGGTATCAAGGTTGAGCACGAACACACAACAGATAATGAAACAGCGACACACATTGCACTGCATCATTTGTGGGAGTTACCAGACTATTACACAAGATTGAAGAAAGTGGAAATGAATGAAAGTATCGTATCAAGAGTGAAAACAGTTGGTAGGAATGTCAAAAGAGCAGTAGGACATTCATTACCAAATCCAGTTAGAAGTGCAATGGCAGCAACTGGTGTCACAGGTATGATACATAATACAGATAAGACACCTCAAGAAAAAGAGAACCTACAGAGATTCAGAGGTCAATTGCTCTCAGGTAAACACAAACTACCAAAGTTTCCAACATCATAATAGGGGGATGGAATGTATAGAATTATGACAGTTACACTTGCGGCATTACTACTAGGTGGTTGTGCTACTGCTTCAATCAAACCACCTTCTCAAAAGCAGGTTAATCTAGTTCTTACGAAGTGCCCTGTCCTTCAGAATTACACAAAATCTCAGTTGGAAAGAGCAGCTGCAGAAATCAAAATAATGCCAAGTGATGCCCAGGTAACTGCAATGATTACCGATTACAGCAAGCTGAGACAGGCTTGCAGAGTAATGACCAAGAAACTCAAGGCACAGAATTGAAAATAAAACCTATACTGGAGAACCTATCCAAGAAAAGGTCTAAGGTTTCCGAGAAGCGTCTTAAGATATGCAAGAAATGTGAACACTTTATCCCAAAACGAGCAAAGTGTGAAAGATGCGGTTGCTTCATGGACTATAAGACGTTCTTTCTAGATGCAGAATGTCCAGTAGGTAAGTGGGGAAAGGAAGAATGAATTTGCAATTTGCTATGCAGGTGATGGGAATACATCATAGAGTTACAAAGGATGAATTGAAGTCCATCTATCGAAGAAAAGCAATCGAACTTCACCCCGACACAAACAAAAATCCCAATGCAGCAGAACTATTCAAGAACCTAAATTCAGCATACAAATTTCTAGAAACAAATCTGGAGATAATCAAACCAGCACCCAAGGCGCCACCAACAGGACCATCAATCTTCAGGATGCTGGATTCCAAACAAAAACAGAATATTAACATTCCAGTTGGATCATTGAAAGACAATGACCTATGTGTCTATTTTATGTGGAGAGGAAACGAGTATAGGATAACTCTCAAGAAAGGCACCACTCTTCCGATGGATATCAACATAACCGGAACATTACTAAATATGCACATAGTTGAATTTGACGAGGAATAAAAAGGGGGAATTTCTTCCCCCTTTTCTTTTAGATAAGGTCAATATCAGCAGGTAGATAACTAGTAACTTCCAGACCTACTGAAGTTTCTGTAACCTGTGGTTGTGTCCATGTCTTCATGTTATATTCCTCCATCAGTTTATCTGATACTAAATATATATCATAAACACTAGTAAAATGCAAATAACATAAAAATAACAAATAGGTTACTTGAATGAAACTGCGTAGGAAGGTAATGAAAGTCAAGACTGGATCAGGTGGAGATTCAGCAGGTAAGGCCTTTGAAATTCATGTTGCTAAACACATCGGACACATTCTAAAGGGCGGGCATCCCGAAGATCATTATCCGGAACATTTCTCGGATGAATCGGGAGATAGTCCAAAACATGCAATCAAGAAACTTCATGGTAAATTAGGAAAAGAATTGCATGACCATATCGACCATCATGCAAGACGTATGGCTCACCATATCGTAGGTCACCTAAAGAATTCGGGACACGAACTAGATCATACTGCCAGAGTCCATTGGACCTCTAAACCAAAGGACCTGGAAAGACTGACTGGTAAAGAAGGTATCAAAGGTACCGCAGATATAACAGTTTCCCATAAGGGTAAGCACCACGGGTTCAGTCTCAAATATTCCACATCTGGTTCAAAACCATCACTAAGATCACCTGGAATTAATGACTTGAACAAATCATTGAAAGCTAGTCATGGATTTGTATACCGTTCTATGGGAGAACATAAAGATCACGTTGAGCAACAAGTTGGTCACTTGGTAGGCAATGGATCAGATAAATCCAAACATGCTGCATTTAAAGCATTACCTGAAAAACATAAAGGTAAAATTTCCTCATTGGTAAACTCGAAAGAGTTGCACAGAAAACTCGCGGGACATTATTCCGATTCATTCAACAAACTAAAGCACCACGAAAAAGCGGACTTTATTAGAAAGATGATCGATGCAGAAAAGAGTCCGACTATCAAACCTTATAGAGCATCTTATGATGCACACAGAGGGACTACACACATAACAAATCCTACAAAGGATTTTGATGAACAACATAAGACCGTCAAGAAGTATGAGGCGGAACACGTCGGTTCATCATTTAACGTTTATGCTCACCACCACAATGGAGACAAGAAAAAGATTACGTCAGTAGGAATTAAGAACAAAAGTTCCTCTCCATATGCCGGAATAGGTGGTAGAGTAGGAGATGTTAGTTCCCATAAGCATTAATTCCTGATTGACATTTCAACCAGTTTAATGTATAATACAACACTAGATAAATTATGTGGAAATCATGGAAAACATTCAAAATATCTTCCTTAAAAACAAAGATGCAAAAGGAATTCCTTCCCTAAACCCAAAGCAATGGGAAGAATTGAATTCCGCTTATGATAAGGAAACAATCATAAGTGAATTGATCGCATATATCAAGGAACACAAACCACAAGCACCAACCCTGCATATTACCAAAGAGGAAATGATCACCAATTTCTTCAATCTCAAGCAGGCGCCAATCAGCAAATTTATCCTGACATTTGAGGAAACCAAAGGTAGAGTAATTGAGAAGTATGATGATTATGGTCATACTTACGATGACTGCGGTCTTGGTGTTGTTCAAATGGGTAATGGTTATCTGGATGTGTCAAACTATTTCAATCAGGAACTTAGATTGAACTGTGATACCTACGGATTCAAGAGTGCCCATTATCGCTGGAATAACGTGGAAGACCTGAGAACAGTCTTTCTAGCATTGTGGAGACTTGGAAATGACAAACTGGATGAACAATCAATCGTTGGAGCTTTTCGTCTAAGCACATATATTGCTACCCAGTTTAAACCACACGTTGCAAAGTATGTATATAATGCAACCAATTCAAAAGTAATTTTTGATAGTTCATGTGGTTGGGGTGATCGTCTGGCAGGATTCTATTGCTCAAATGCAAAGGAATACTATGGATGTGATCCAAATGATCAGACTTTTGAAATGTATAAACAGCAATGCATAATGTATGAAACCATCCTTGGTGGAACACCTGTTATCAGAGAAAGCAAAGACTTCTTTTCGTGCATTGGAGAAAAGGTTGTATATCTTTTCAGACTTCCAGCGGAGGACTTAAACTATAACTTCATGCCTAAGGTAGATTGTGCTTTTACCTCACCACCATACTTTTCAACAGAACTATACAATTCTGGTGGTGTCCATGAAGATGATCAGTCATGGAAGCGATACAATACCTATGAAAAGTGGAGAGATAACTTCTATCTTCCTGTCAATAGAAAAACTTATGAAATACTTAACGATGGTGGTATCCAGATCGTTAATATACAGGATCCAAAGGTCAAAAACACCCGCTATTATGCTTCGGATGATTTGATAAATGACTTGACAACTAAATATAGTGATTGTAAATTCCTAGGTAATCTTGGAATGAGAATCATGCAGAGACCTAAGAATATCGACAAGAAAAAGTTGTTGGCTCATTTTGATAAGATATACATTGAACCTATGTGGTGCTTCGGTAAGAACCGTAATGAATTGAGCAAGAAAGGTCTTGGATTGTCACAATTCATGTAAGGAGAAAACATGGCCGGTGCAGGTTCTGGAGCAGGAGCAGAAATAACAGCATTAAACGAGAGTCTTCATGCATATGCCTGTGCAGCTAGACAATCACTGGGGTCCAACCTAAGTGATATAAGTCAAGTCAAGCAATCAAACACAACTGCCGCAGACTGCGATAGACCTCTAAACAAAGCAGTCAAGGAGCTTGATGAAGGTTATGCATACAGTGCAATCACCATTGCCAACCAATTGTTTTCTGATTTTCCCATGCTTAGGAAAGGTGGTTATATCTTTGCCAGAGGTGGACCAGACGTAAACAAAATTTATAGTGCATTTAACAAACTGAAGGCTCATACTGATATTGCCAATGCAAACAAATGGAATCCAGCAGATATATGGATTATCAAGAAAGGCCTTCGCATTAATGGTGACTGGGATACTCTAAGTGATCTAAATGAATTCCTGTTTGAACAATTCAATAAAGGAACACTCATAGGTGTATCCCTTAAGAAATTGGAAAAAGGTGGTGCTGCTCATTCTCATGTTTTTAACAACGGTGATCCGGTAAAGGCAAACTTCACTCAATTCAGAATTGGAGATAACATGAGAAACTCCAAGGACGTTTATATTCAATTCCAGAGTGGAAGAAAACCAGGTGAAATTCAGTTAAGAACATTCAGCAGCAGAGCTGAACCAGGAGCATGGCAAGGTGAAATTAAAGGCAAGACTGCCGCAGGAGGAAAGATAGGTGGTGGTGTTCTAATGCGAGCATGTGTGGAATGTGGAATTCCTTCTTCTGCATTGCTATATCCATCGGCATTTAAAACCCACATTGAAAAACCTTCAGATCACAAGTTCAAAGAATTTGCCGCCATGTATAAATCACTTACTGGTTCTCGCGAAACTATTGACAGTTTAACAAAACAGGCAAAACAAGGACAAAAGGAAGACAAGACGTGGTGGTTGACAAAGTTTCTGGGTGTCCATTATTGCTTCACACTACAAAAATATAAGAAGGAAAATAAGGTAACAAATTGGTTATTTGGATATGGTTCATCTGCTACAGACGATAGCAGCATATTCGTAAAGTATAGTTGATGACCAAAAAGACCAAGACTGGAAAGCAAGCAATAAAAGAAATACTGGAATCTGCAAACAAAGCACAATACTGCATGAATTGTCAGTATTCATACATAAATGAGGATAATGGAAACGGTTACTGCAAATTCACAAGAGAAGACGAGAGACGTTTTTATCCCAAGAACATAAAAGAATACGATACATGCGACCATTGGAAGAAAAAGTAATGTTGACATACTCAGAATTTTTACAAGAAGGCAAAAAGGATGCAAATCTCCATCTGACACACCTTGAAGATCAAATTTTCAAGTCTGGTGTTAATGGAATCAGATCATCTATAACCTTCCTTCAGAACCTAAAGAAAATGCTTTCCGGGCATACATCACATTCGATAGTTAATCTGACTGTTAAATGGGATGGTGCACCAAGTATCTTTGCAGGAACAAACCCAGAGAACGGAAGATTTTTCGTTGCAACTAAGAGTTTGTTTAATGCAACACCAAAACTGAATTACACCAGTGCTGATGTTGACAGAAACCATCCAAGTGGTGGTCTGAATGATAAGTTGAAGGTGGCACTTCGCTATCTGCCTGAATTAGGAATTAGAGGAATCGTGCAAGGGGATATTATGTTCACGCACGATGACCTATCCACAGAACAGATTGATGGGGAAGACTGTATTGTTTTCCAACCAAATACAATCGTCTATGCAGTACCAGCAAAATCAAACCTTGCTAATAGTATCCGAAATGCAAAGATTGGTGTTGTCTGGCATACAGAATACTATGGATCAACCATGGATTCTCTAAAGGCAGCTTATAATGTATCTGTGTCTCAATTCAAATCCAGCAGAAACGTATGGTATAGAGACGCAAGTTTCGTGGACGTTAGTGGTACTGCAACACTAACTCTGGAAGAATCAAAGAGACTGGATGCAATACTTTCCGAATTGGGATATATGTTCCGCAGTCTATCACCAAGATTCCTTCAGTTGATTAGTTCCAGCACTACATATAGTTCCTACATTGAAATCTGGAACAATTCCAAAGTCAGAGAAGGTGAGAAGATCACCAATACATCTGAGCACATTGCTGGATTGATCAGAAGTGTGGAACAGAAGATGAATCTTGCTATCAGTACAGCAAAGAGAGACGACACAAAGAAAATCAAGATAGCAGAAAAAACAAAGGTCCTGACATTCTTCCATTCAAATATGGGGCAACTTAAACTCATGTTTGACCTACAGAACAAAATGATTGACGCAAAGAATATGTTAATCAGAAAACTAGAACAGGTCCAGGGAGTAACCAGAACCTTTATCAGAGACGCAGATGGTCTAAAGGTAACACATCCCGAAGGTTTCGTTTGTACCGATCATTTTGGTAATGTAGTGAAGTTAGTGGATCGACTAACTTTTTCCCACAACAATTTCAATGTATCAAAGA